GGCATTAGAAATTGCAAATGCAAATCAAACAATTAGATTTGGACACAGACAACTAGATGTTTCTGGTGATTATTTTGTTGGTATTGGTTATAACAAATCATCAAGTGTCGCAAACACAAATGCAGTTGTTTATCAATTACCTGTAGATGGTTCTCTATCGGGCACATACCTTGGTGCAAATGGTAGTTCTTGGGGTGATTTTACATATGTCGGTATACCCGAAGCAAACACGGCAACAAGTACAACTGTTGGTAGTGGCAACACAACCGTAACGATTGCAGAAAATACAGACTATACAGAAACAATGAATGTAATTGTCTATACAAGTCCTGATGGACGATATGGAAAATCTGTAACGCAGCTGAAACAAAAATGGCAATTCAATTCTAATGGTAAAATAATACTACCGTCTTCTGGTGATCCAACAGGCGTAGATTTGAGCGGTAAAAATATTGTAAATACAGGAAATGTTATATTTACAAATGGCACAACACAAAGAGCTGCAGCACTACCTCTTGCAAACTTGAAAGTAATTGTTGCTGCATCATCCAGTTTTGCCGATTTTCAGAGTAGAATTGCAGCATTATAATTAATTTAAAAACTATGAATACATTTGACAAGAACATGGAAAAATTATTTGATGTAACACCGGTAGAACAAAAAGAAAAACCTTTGTTGCCGGTGGTTACAAAATCTGAAAACGGTCCAGATTTAAAAAATGATTTGGAAGATGCATATAACCAAACAAAAGATAATCTACAGGAATTAATTGACCAAGGCAAAGAAGCCATGGAAGAAATACTCAACATTGCGAAAGCAGGACAACATCCTAGGGCATTTGAGGTATATGGTACACTGTTGAAAAATGTGGTAGATGCAAATAAGGAACTACTTGCAGTACAAAAACAAATGCGTACAATGGATGGTAAACCAAAAGAAGGTGATACCAAGATTGACAAAGCCATCTTTGTTGGTTCAACCGCAGAACTGAACAAGTTACTTAAAGGTAAAGAATGAGTGGTGATTTAAGATTTGGTGAAGCGTATAGAGATAATCCTTTACTTAAAAAAGCTGGCGTCAAGGTAGAATATACTCAAGAACAAGTTGATGAATACATTAAGTGTAAAAACGACCCAATCTATTTTGCAAAAAATTATATCAAAATTGTGAACGTTGATGAGGGTTTGATTAATTTTAGTATGTGGCCGTTTCAAGAGGAAATGCTTAAATTATTTGCAAGCAATCGTTTTGTTATTACCAAATGTCCCCGTCAGGTTGGTAAGACAACCACAACTGTTGCATATATGTTGTGGGAAACTATCTTCAAAGATACACAAAACTGTGCAGTATTGGCCAACAAAGGTTCTTTGGCAAGAGATATTTTGGCCAAGTATCAACTTGCATATGAAAATCTACCTATGTGGTTGCAACAAGGTGTGGTTACCTGGAACAAAGGTAACGTAGAACTAGAGAATGGTTCTAAGATTATTGCTGCATCCACATCAAGTTCCGCCATTCGTGGTGGTGCATTTAACATTGTATTCTTGGACGAATTTGCTTTCGTTCCAACAAATATTGCGGAAGAATTCTTTAACTCTGTTTACCCTGTAATTTCATCAGGTAAAAAGACAAAAATTATTATTGTGTCTACACCTAATGGTATGAATCTATTCTACAAACTGTGGATGGATTCAATCAACAAGAAGAATGATTATAAACCATTTGAAATTCACTGGTCTATGGTACCAGGTCGTGACGAAAAATGGAAAGAAGAAACAATCCGAAACACCTCAGAGAGACAATTCAAACAAGAGTTTGAAACCGAGTTCTTGGGTTCTTCTAACACATTGGTTTCGGGTTACAAGTTGCAACAATTGGTCTATGTAGATCCAGTTGCCAACCACGATTTGTTAAAAATCTATGAACATCCAGTCAAAGAAGGTGTCAACGAATCTAAATCCGACCACCTATATTGTATAACAGTGGATGTATCTGAGGGTAAGAACCTAGACAGTTCAGCGTTTTCTGTTATTGACATTTCGCAGACACCATACAAACAGGTGGCCACATATAAGAGTTCGTCTATCACACCAATATTGTTTCCTACGGTCATCTACAATACAGCCAGATACTACAACGATGCATATATTCTGGTAGAAATTAATAACAATCCACAAGTGGCAGACTCTTTACACTCGGATTTTGAATATGAGAATCTGTGGAAAATATTTACAGGCAACAAGAAACCCCAACAATTGTCTGCTGGTTTTGCTCGGGGCATTCAAATGGGTCTAAAAATGTCACCACAAGTCAAGGCAATTGGTTGTTCCAACCTAAAAACTTTGATTGAAGGTGACAAACTATTGATAAATGACTTTGATACCTATTCGGAATTAACAACTTTTGTTCAACAAAAGAATTCTTTTTCTGCGGAAGAAGGTGCAAATGATGACATGGTAATGTCTTTAGTTATTTTTTCATGGGTAACAACTCAACAATACTTTAAAGAAATTGTCAACCACGACATTCGCAAACAAATTCAACTGGAAAATATGAACCAGATGGACGATGATGTTCTACCCGCACCAATTATTGAAGATGGTTTAGAACATGATTTTGAGATAGTGGGTGGAGACCTGTGGGAAGTTGCAGACGGTTCAGAAGTATATTCAAACTTTACAAAAAAGATGATGGATCGGTTGTAAATCCGGCCTTTCATAAATACACATATGGTATTTTGCCAAAAGAACATAATAATTCAAGGAGAATAAAATGGCATTTCAAATCTCTCCAGGCGTAAATGTATCTGAGATCGACCTAACTACAGTCGTTCCATCAGTACAAACTACGACCGGTGCATTTGCTGGAACATTTCAATGGGGTCCAGCAAATAAAATCAAATTGATTGGTGACGAAATAACACTAGCTAGCACATTCGGTAAACCAGACTCAACTACATCAACATCGTTTTTTACTTGTTCCAATTTCTTGGCTTACGGCAACAGTTTAAATGTTGTCAGAGCTGTTGGTGATGCATCGTATAACGCATCAAGCGCTTCAGCTATATTAATAAAAAATGAAGATATTTATGAAATTACATATTTGTTGTCAGGTAACTCCAATACATACGGATCTTTCGTTGCAAGATATCCAGGTGCACTAGGTAATTCTTTGAAAGTTTCTGTTTGTGCTAAAGCAAGTCTTTTCTCAGGTTGGACATATGCTTCATATTTTACATCTGCACCAGGCACATCAGAATATGCAACGTCTGTAGGTGGTTCTCTTGATGAAATGCACATTGTTGTTATTGATGAAGATGGCTTTTTCACTGGTGTTAAAGGAACAGTTTTGGAAACATATGGTTTCCTTTCAGCCGCATCTGACGCAGTAATTAATGGTGTTTCAAATTACTACAAACAAGTTATTTTTAATAACTCAAAATATGTTTATGCAATGGATCCAGTTTCTTATTCTGATACAAATAGTACATGGGGCACAAGTGCAATCAATACTGTTTTTGTACAACCAACAGTAATTGCAAATATAAGTTTAAGTTCTGGTGTTACCAACGCACCATCAGATGGTAATATATCAAGTGCATATGACTTATTTGTTAACAAAGAAGCTGTTGACATTTCATTAGTATTGACTGGTGCTCATAGTGTTACAGTTCAACAATATGTAATCGACAATGTTGCCATCACTAGAGCAGATTGTGTGGCGTTTGTTTCTCCAAGATACTCAGACGTTGTTAACCAAGCTGGAAGTGAATCTACTAATATCACAAACTGGTTAGGTTCATTATCAAGAGCATCTTCATATGTTGTTGCAGATTCTGGATGGAAGTATCAACTAGACAAATACAACAACGTTTATCGTTGGATGCCATTGAATGCTGACATTGCAGGTTTGTGTGTTAACACAGATACAGTAAGAGATCCATGGTTCTCACCTGCTGGTCTGAATCGTGGTGCGATCAAGAACTGTGTTAAATTGGCATGGAATCCAACCAAAACATTCCGTGATGCGTTGTATAAACAAGGTGTAAACCCTGTTGTTTCATTTCCAGGCCAAGGCACATTGTTGTTTGGTGATAAAACATTGTTGGCCAAACCATCTGCATTTGACAGAATCAATGTCCGTAGATTGTTTATTGTCTTGGAAAAAGCAATTGCACAAGCCGCAAAATATTCATTGTTTGAATTGAACGATGAGTTTACCCGTGCTCAGTTTGTTGCTTTAGTAGTTCCGTTCTTGCGTGACATTCAAGGTCGCCGTGGTATTACTGATTTCAAAGTTGTTTGTGATTCAACAAACAATACAGCACAAGTAATTGACAGCAATCAATTTGTTGGTGATATCTACATCAAACCTGCTCGTTCAATTAACTACATTCAGTTGAACTTTGTTGCTGTTGGAACTGGTGTTGACTTCACTACAGTTGTTGGCGCAGCCTAATAAATAAAACGACAATAGGAGAATACAATGGCATTCAACGTAGCAGAATTTAGAGCGAATATGATTGGTGACGGAGCCCGTCCTAATCTGTTCTCAGTCTCTTTAGTTTTTCCAACACTAGCCGTAAACGGCGCACTAGCTGGTCAGAAAGTTAATTTCATGGCCAAAGCTGCACAACTACCAGGTTCAACAATTGGTACTGTACCAGTTTTTTACTTTGGTCGTGAGATGAAGTTTCCTGGTAACAGAACTTTTGCCGACTGGACATTGACAATCATCAACGATGAAGATTTCGCAATACGAAATTCTTTAGAATCTTGGATGAATGCAATCAACAGCCATGCAACTAATGTCCGTTCTGGTGCTGCAATTGGTTCAACAGGTTACTCTGTAGATGCAAGTGTGACACAATACGGCAAGACAGGAAATGAGCTTAAGAAATACAACTTTGTTGGTATGTTCCCACTAGACTTGGCACCAATTGATTTGGATTGGGGTTCAAATGATGCAATTGAAGAATACACTTGTACGTTTGCTTACCAATTCTGGGAAACAAATACAACAACTTGATATATGCGGAGGGCCTTGGGCCCTCCATGTTTTTTTGATTTTATAATTACACACAAACTATGGCAAACAACACAAATAAATTTTCACTGTTCGGTTTTACAATTTCTCGCCAAAAGGATGAGGAAGATTCTACCGCACAACAATCATTTGCACCACCAACGCAAGACGATGGGGCATTAACTATTACATCTGCCGCTTACTACGGCACTTATGTTGACC